CTCAACACAGAGTGAGATCTGTTGGCATGGTGGTTTCTCTTCCCCTGCATAGTTTCGTTCCTGCATACCAAGGTCAGCTACATACACCAGCCTTCCTTCATATTCACCAGGTTCAAGGTTTGAGTATTCGGTTTTACTGCTAGATACTTCTTGACTCATTGCTCGTTCAAAAGCCATGATAATCTCCTTAGTGGATTTCAGAATAATCTTTAGCGAACTTTATGTCGCATTCTAACTCACGATTTAAGTGTAACAATTTGTTGACTTTTTGTATAGACTTGTTTAATAACTCCTTTATATCATTTTGTTTGGTTTCGTTTAGTTCTAAGATTACTTCGTCATGGAACTGTGCTGTAAGTTGTGGTCTTTCCTGAATGATATAAGCAACCCACATATCAAAACAGAATGTCCCAGTGCCTTGATTTAATGTACTGAACTTATCTTTATCAGTTTTAAGGTGGTAGTAGATCTTTGCAACAGGATTCCATAGCCACATCTTGTCGCCTTCTATTCTTCGTATTCCTACGTTGTCAGCAATGGTTTCCAAAGACCAGTTACGTTTCCAGTATGCCTCTCGTACTGTCTTAGCATCTTCCTGACTGATACCTAGTTGACGAGAAAGGGTAGCCACCCCAGCACCATAAGTACAGGCATAGTTACCGCCCTTGTATATATGCCTGATCTTAACTATATCTTCAGGCTGAAACCCAGCCTTATAATCTGCTACCTCTTGTTTATTCAATACACCCGCAGACAATGCAAGGTCAAGGTGTGGATCAAAGTCGGGTGTCATCATCTCCTTAACGTACTGTGGATCGTAGTCCCACATATAATGCTGCTTAGTGCGATCCTCAAGTGATGCCATGTCTGAGCCACAAAGTATATTGTCTGGACTACGAACAGTAAGTAGTGATCTTATCTCAGCACCATACGGCTTACGGCTTGAAGGAATGTTTACACAGACAGCGTGTTTAAATCTCAGCGTGTTAGTGAACCCTTGTATCTGGGCCTTTACATATCCGTCTGAGTCTACGTTATCAAGGAAGCCCTTTACCAATCCTATTCTATGCTTAACTACAGTCATAGTCTCAAGGTGAGCAAGTTCAGGGTGCTTGTCAAACATCTTAGTTACTGACTTGCACATACTTCCATCGTTGTTCTTGATTTGTTCTACTGCTTTGCCTGTTTGTTTTGAGAACTTAAATGTCTCAGCCTTCCAGCCCAAACTCTTAAGCCAGTCCTTTAATTGCTGAACACTTCCGGGATTAGGTTGTTCTGTTCCAACCACAACTTCGATAGCTTCTTTTGTGTCAAAGTCTTTCCCAGCCTCTTCGGTTATTTCTTTCCACCTTAGTCCAGTAACAGAAAGAGAACCATCAATCTTGTATGGCTTTGCTGGACGCTTGCACTTCTTGATCTTCTTTACTTCAGGCATTACAGCAAACAATGTGTCAACTGATTCCTGATAAGAACTTTCAAGCTGCTGTAGTAACGACTTAGCTTTCTCAACGTCCAGCTTCCACCTAGACTTCTCTTGCAAGGCAGCACAACGCATCTTCAACGAAAGGTAACGAATAGCACGATCAGGATTAGCATCGTTATAAAGGTTTGAAAGGTACTCTGACTGCTTTTCCCAAAGCATAGTGTTGATCTTTACGTCCTCAACACAACGTCTGCAATACTCTCCGATATCAAGGTTTTCCCAGTCGTCAATCTTTGGCTTGGCAATACCGAATCTTTCTCCCCATTGTTCAAGACCATGCTTTACTACATCTGGATACAAGTACCATGACAAGGCAAGGGTGTCTACAATGAACGCTTTAGTCTCGACCTTAAGGATCCTAGATAGGACAGGCCAGTCATAGCGGATAAAGTTATGACCAATAATCCTGTCACTATCCCGAAGAGAACCCAGAAAAGAGCGTATGTCGTCGTATACTGTATGAACCTGAATGTGCCCAGACTCTTCTCTAACAGCCATGCAATGTATTTTTGTAGCATCTATTCCGTCCGTTTCAATATCAATTATGTAGTCAGCCATTTACCACCCCTTCTTAGGCTCAAGGTAAGTAACAGTTGCTTCGTCAAAGAACACATCACAGTTATAAGTCTGTCCATACTCACGATCAAACAACATATAAAACTGGGACATATTTTTGTTTTCTTCAGGGCAGTCGTCCGTACGATCCCTACTAATCCCATGACCATAGTGAAACCATTTCTCCATAGCTCTTGAACCAGTGAACTCACTGCTCAATACCTTAGCCCCTGCTTCGTGTGGTTTAGAACCTTTTGGTTTTGGGTTTACATGGGAATAACAGAATAGAGTAATCGGGTAAGACTGGACAAGGTCAGCCATATCTGTTGCTATCTCGTTCAGCTTGTCATTAGCTTCAGACGAAGAATAACGAGAGACCAGTGCAGTAAGTGGGTCAAGGATAAAGATATTGATACCATCAAGCAAGTGCATTTCCTGCATTGCCACCCTGATATCATCCCAATCACGACTTGCTCCACGATCATAGAACCTAACCATACCATTCATTGAGAGTAGGGTGCTTCTCAATAGCTCATCTGAGTATTCTTTGTCAGGTCTGGTGAAATCTACCTTAGCGTGTTTACTTGCTAACTTCTTAGCAGTTCTTACAGGACTGTTCTCAAGGTCAAACATACCAACCCTGACTTTCTCGTTAAAGATCAGGTGGTGAACCAGTTGATGTTGATGATCCGTCTTACCAATCTTAGGTGCTGCACCTACGCAGTGAATGGTGTGTGGTCTTATACCAAAACAAGCCTTAGTTACAGTAGGCCAAGGAAATGGGATACCCATCTGCGGGCGTTCCATAGCCTTTTCTATTACGTCTATTACGTCAACAACCTCACCCATGCGTACAGGCTGTGCATTCCAAACAGCCAGGTCAAACAACTCTGCACTACGACCAGCTATCAGCATATCACTGGCATCTTTGAGTGGCAGAGTAACAGCTTTAGCAGTGGGGATAATCTTAATGCAGTCCCTCAATGCTTTCTGTCCTGCCTGATCCATGTCAAAACAAAGTATGATATCATCAAAATTATTTAAGTACTTACGATTGTTAATCAAGTCACTGGCTGCACCCTGTGCGCCTCTAGTAAGAGACACAACTGCTGGTGTGTACTTGCTGTACTTTTCTGGTCTGTTCTCTATGATGGATTGAAACAAGGACATAGCATCTAGGCGACCTTCAGTAATAAATAACTTCTTACCACTGGTTACAAGGTGGCAACCCCATAGATCTATGTCCCCCTTACGATCACCAACAGCACTGAACTTCTTATCCCTAGTGTCTCTTACTTCATACCCTACGATATCTCCATTACGAGTATCAGGATAGTAATGCTTGATTATCTCTCCAGTTTCTTCTGAGTGTTCAACCCCTACTGAGAAGTGTTCTACTGTGTCCTTACTTAGGTTTCTGTCCTTGATCTCAGAACTAGGTAGTTTCTTGATCTTATTTAAATCCATCTTAGTTTCCTGTCTAACCATAGGAACAACTACTGAACTGTGTGGTTTTGGATTCCCATTAATATCAGATGCACTGTAGTACTTTCCACAAGCAAAACAGTATCCATCTTCTGTTCCATCGTCTTGAAGAAACACCTGTATTCCGTCACTACTACCACACTCACAGGACAATCTCTTACTTAAACACTTGCCACCCATTAGTACAGCTCCTGTTCAGACTGTTCTTTGTAACGAAGAAAGGATGCCATTTGTTCCACGTAATGTTCTTCCAGCTTGGTATTCAGTTTGTTTCTGAACTGTTCATAACCATTCAGTTTGATATAACCCATGATATCAGAGAGCAGGTATGCCTCTTCCATCTCTGATGTGAAGTCCTGCATTACATCGTATTCTTCTATTAGATCTTTCATTTCGTAATCTCCTTGTTTGTTTTTCTGTGAACAATGGTAATACAAAATACAAAAAAAGTTATAGACTCTTTCGTTATAAGAACACGAAGAAAGAGAACGAAGAAAGTATTTGACAAGTTTTTAAGCCAGCAATACAATGCCTTTAAGGAAAAGCCAAGAAGATATAAGAAAGAAACAATAAGAAATAAACAAATTCCTATAAACTTCTAAGAATATTCTTATTAAGGCTATAACTATGTCTAAAGCAAGTTCAAAACAGGAAGGCGGTAGCCACTACAAAGAGATGGCTATACAGCCGATAGAGTATATCCAGGCAAACAGTTTGGATTACCTGGAAGGGAATGTAATCAAGTACATCTCAAGACATAAGTCAAAGAATGGGCAAGAAGATATCAAGAAGGCAATGCACTACTGCCAACTGATACTAGAATATCAGTACAAGGATTAAGGTACTCTTCCATTACCCATAATTACTAAAGTAGTTCGTTACAAATAACTGCACTCTTGTTAATCACCAAAATACA